CTGGTCAGATCAGGCCTCAGAGACGCGCTACCTGGATTGGAATCCTCTGCCTGAATAGGCCGGCGATCCACATTCCGAATCAGGCCAAACAAAGGTACCGACGTGGTACCTTTTTTCGTGTACCAACAACTTAGGTAATTCTTAGGAATTTACTTTCGCATGGGATTTGCTAGGATATTCCCATGATGAAAACCAATAAAACTGGCAAGTATATGCTTGTTACGGAAGGCCCGTTTAGTGGAACAACGTTTAAGAACAAGCTTACACATTTCAACAAATGCGATCTTGAAGGTGTAAACGACGGATTTCGCGCGTTCCGGGCTGTTCGCTTGTTTACTGTTATGGACGGCAAGATTGTTCGCATCAAGGCGAATGGATCGAAGTGGCTCAAGTAGATCAACGACTTAGGTAATTCTTAGGAGTTTACTTTTCCACGAATTTTGCTAGGATATTCCCATGATGAAAGCTATCACCTACAAGGGCATCTACTCCCCGATCGTCAAGAACAACGGCTGCGAGGTCACCATCCGGTGCAAGAATCCCGGCACGATCAGCACCTTCGACCAGGTCATTCCGTACTCGGAATTCAGCAAGCGTCAGCAGAAGATGCTGGCTCGCAACAAGACCTGCGTCGAGATGAAGAAGGTCAAGTCCTTCATGAACCCGGATGGCCCCGAGATCGAGATCCCGGTCGACACCCCGGTCAGCTGCGACCCGTCGACTGAGACCTACTGGTCGATGTGATCATTCCCGACCAAGTCATTCACTCTCAACATCTTATGGACTACAGCCAAATCGACGAATCGATCTCTTACCTTGTTCGGGACACGATCCTGGACATCCCTGTTGATGATCAACGACTTGAGTAATTCTTAGGAGTTTACTTTCTTCTGAGATTTGCTAGGATATTGGCATGATCATCAAGTCGCTCAAGCTCACCGCGATCCTCCTGGCCACCACGGCTGCGGCCTCCGGTGCGGACATCCCGCGCCTCATCAAGGCCATCGCCAAGGTCGAGTCCAGCGGTAATCCGGCTGCGATCGGTGACCGAGGCAAGGCCTACGGCCTCCTGCAGATCCACGAGATCACTGTCCGGGAGGCTAACCGCCTCTCGGGCAGCAATTTTTCCCACTGCGACATGTTCGACCCGGTCAAGGCTCGGCAGGTCGCCACGATCGTCCTGGGGTACTACTCCAAGTTCATCCAGAAGTCCACTGGACGCGCCGCGACCGACCAGGAGATGGCCTACATTTGGAACGGCGGGGCTGCGGCCTGGCGGCGCGTGGCGGCTCCTCAGAATGACACCAAGCAGAAGAACCTGGAAGCCTACTGGCGCAAGGTTCAGAAGGCTCTCTGAGATCTCTCACTCGATAAATATTACCGAGTCTGCCGCAAATACGTAGATCAATACACGCACAAAGGCCTTCTAATACCTTAGAGGCCAAGATAGACTAAAGCATACTATCACTGCGGCAGACTCACTTTTTCATTTACTTTGTGACCGAACTGAGCTAGGATTTTATCATGGTTAACTACACTCGACAAGAGATTCTGGACATGATCCAGACCGCACCGTACGGATCCACGGAAGTAACCTTCAAGAAGGTCGACGGTACCGAGCGCAAGCTGATCTGCACCCTTGACGAGGATATCATCAGCCGTCTTCTCGAGAAGAACGGCATCGCTGCGACTCGATCCGAGAAGGCCACGAAGCGTGCGCAGAATGCCGACGTGATCCCGGTCTTCGATGTCGAGAACGTCGGCTGGCGTTCGTTCCGAGTGGATTCGGTCATGGCGATCAGCCACAGTCCTAGCCCAGAGGGCCTTGCTCCCTGGGAGTCCGAGGAAGAGACCGACTAAGCTGCCATGAGTATCCAATCTATTCTTCAGGAGTCTGCCAAGAAGGGCCGCGGCAAGAAGCCACGTAAGCACTTCGGTGGCGTGAATGCGACCGACGATCGATACACCGGCACTGAACCGGTCTGGGATGATTGGCAATCCTGGCCGGCCGAGAAGTTCGCAAAGGAGCGTTCTCGTGCCTTCAACTTCTACAACTACTACCTTGACGCCAAGGAGACCAAGCCTCGTGTCATCGAATGGATGGCGGCAAACGGTTACTCCGAGACACAGATCGCAGCCGTGAAGGCGGCCCCGGATTGGTCTCCTGGAATCACAGTCGGCACGTTGTGCACGTGCATGCTCCGTGGCATGCCTCCGACTCATCCGCAGCTGGAGTATACCAGCGATGCCGAGTTCGTCAAGGACAGCCTCAAGGCCTCGATCATCGTCGGAACCCGTGCTATTAACGATTCCAAGGCCGAGGTCAGTGCAAAGGCTGTGAAGCCTGCGGTGTCTCCTCAGGAGCTTCTTCGGCTCAAGGTCAATCGGACCATCATTGCCGAGCTCGATTCCATGATCGACTCGTGGGTGACGCTGAAGGACTACTCCCCGATCGACCTGTACGGCAAGCTCCAGCAGCATTCCACCCCTGCCATGGCTTGTGGCATGGTGGAAGACTTCCTGGTTCGCCACCGGGATGAAGCCGGTGCGGCCCTGAGCGGCGATGATTCCTACCTCAAGGAAGCCTACTCGGTCTACTCCAAAGCGGCCCTGCAGAAGCAGGTCGAGGCCTACAACAAGATGCTGGGAGACCTGAATAAGTACAAGCATGCCGTCAAGGCCACCCGGGCACCCAGGCAGAAGAAGCCGGTCTCCACCGAGAAGCAGATCTCTAATCTCAAGTACTGCAAGCAGAATCCGGACTACAAGCTCACCTCGATCAATCCTGCTCGGATACCTGGATCCTACCGTCTCCTGGCCTTCAATACGAAGTACCGGATGCTCATCGATTACGTGGCTCAGTCTTCTGCTGGTCTGTCCATCAAGGGCACGACTCTCCAGAACCTTGACGAGGCCAACTGCCGGTGCATCCGCCTCCGAAAGCCTGACGAGGTTCTTTCCACAATCATTTCGGCTACTCCAAAGCAGATCCAAAAGACCTGGGACTCCCTTTCCACGAAGGAATCGAAGCCGAAGGGTCGGATCAACGAAGAGGTCATCCTCCTCCGTGTGTTCGAGAACCGAGACTAAACACGACATGTCATTACAGAACATCCTGAACAAAACCGCCCTCGCTGCGCTCGTCGAAGAGCTTGTGGTGAAGGAGAAGATGGGCTACATTGAAGCCATGATCCATATCTGCGAGGAACGAGGTATCGATCCGGCTGATATCGCCAAGCTCGTAAGCCCGCCGATCAAGGCGAAGCTCGAGGCCGAGGGCATGTCGTCTAACCTGCTACCGCGCGGTAACTCCCTGTTCTAAGGATGCCGGTTCAGCCCTGGGAAGCGTACCAGATATATACTGCGCTCAAGCTGCACTTCGAGTCTGCATCCTATGATGCACTCAAGTTCTGCTATCGCACCTCCGCATCACAGAGCTCTTTCTTAAAGCGTCGGGATCGTTTCTTCTTTGCGAAGATCGCACGGAAGTATCCCGACCGTCAAACTTTGATCGACTTTCTGGTCGCTAACTTCGCAAAACGAGGTGAGGCGTGCTGGATCGGAGATCTACTCGATTCTGAATCAGAGGAGAGGTATGCCGAATGGCTCAAGATACGAGACTCATTTGGCTACCACTTCACTGAACAGAATCAGGTTCTGCTGGAGCATTGTCGGACTGAGGGGATCAAGATGGACGATCTATTTCGTGCATCGAAGTCCCAACAATATCCGCCAGTGGTTCAGCTGTACCAGCACGGTAAAATCTCGCTGGAGACCCTCACGGTCTTTGATGAGATCATAGGATTCATGAAGGATCAATCCATCACGGAAACGATCTTTTGGCCTCAGTTTTCTATGACCGTTGCAAAATACAGGCCGTTCGTTCGACAGAACGTCGATGTCAAAAAATGCAAACAAATTGCACTTTCGACATTTACTTCTGTTGAGTGCTAGGATACAATACAACCCATACATCGCAATACTATGTCATTCGCAGACCTAAAGAAGAATCGGAGCTCGGATATCTCCCGGCTCGTCGCTCAGGCCCAGAAGGTGGCCGGTAATAACGAGAAGTCGTACGCCGACGATCGTTTGTGGCAACCGCAGGTGGACAAGGCCGGTAACGGTTATGCCGTCATTCGGTTCCTGCCGTCCATCTCGTCGGAGACCACGCCGTGGATCCGCTACTGGGACCATGGTTTCAAGGGCCCGACCGGGCGCTGGTACATCGAGAACTCGCTCACGAGCATCGGCAAGAACGATCCCGTCTCTGACCTGAATTCCAAGCTCTGGAACTCTGGACGTGAGGAGGACAAGGAGTTGGTCCGTGCCCGTAAGCGTCGTCTCCATTACGTGGCCAACATCCTGGTCATCTCTGATCCGGCCAACCCGGCCAACGACGGCAAGGTCTTCCTCTTCAAGTTCGGGAAGAAGATCTTCGACAAGATCCTGGACATCATGCAGCCTCAGTTCCAGGACGAGAAGCCGGTCAATCCGTTCGACTTCTGGACCGGTGCTGACTTCAAGCTGAAGATCCGCAACGTCGAGGGTTACCGGAACTACGACAAGTCCGAGTTCGCTTCTCCTGAGCCGCTCTTCGGCGGTGATGAGAAGAAGCTCGAGGCTGTCTACAACTCGCTGCATCCTCTGTCTGAGTTCCTCGATCCGAAGAACTACAAGTCCTATGAGGAGCTTGAGAAGAAGCTGAAGGAGGTCATTGGTGAGACCGGTGCTGTCTTCACGACGGCTGAACAGGTCGACCTTGACAAGGCTGAGGCTCCCGCCATCAGCCGTCCTGTGGCTTCGGCGCCGGCTCCTCGTGAGACCTTCGGAAAGCTGGCGAAGGCTGCCTCCCCGGCAGCGGCCGAGGACAGCGACGAGGATACTCTGAGCTACTTCGCAAAGCTCGCGAAGGAAGACTAAGACACCGAGTCTAAGTCTCCGATTCGTTCCCAACGGGGTGCTTCAACGGCACCCCGTTTTTGTTATGCACCCATCCAGCTCGCGAGTGGTGTCGTCATCCAGGTCGTACGATCAGGGATATTGTTGGAGTTGTACGTGACGCTCTGACTGCTATTGTTTACGGTACGAGATTGCGGCGCAACGACCGTAGCACCGCCGCTAGACTGAGCCGCCGCTTCAAGATCTGCAGTGTTCGATTGCATAGCCGAGATCTCGGCACCGGTCGTTGGTGGGGTGCTCAGCATTCTGGGCTGTCCGGCCTCATTTTCTTTATACGCCTGAACCGCTGCATCTACGCCGCGTTGAGCGGCAGTTTTTTCCTCTGTGAGCTTGCGAGCAGCTGTCTTCTCTCCGGCTTCTTCGGCAACACTCTTGCCAGAGCTCTCTCGTTCAGCGAACGTTTCGGTGTGAGTACCGCCGGCCATCTTGGTGAAGCTGAATCCTCGCAACGCATTTTCCACCGAACTTAACCCGAACAACCCGGCCAACGAACCGAGAGTGTTCTTGACCATATCAAGCGGCGCCGCGATGAGAGTCTTAAGCAGGCCTCTAAGAATCTCCAGTATTCCCTCGAGCGGTCCCTTTGAAAACCCCTCGCTGATGTCGGTAAAGACATCATAAATCGTGCCGAAAAATATTTCAAAAGCACCTTTTCCCCAATCGATGACGCGCTGGATAAAGACTCCGATCAGATCGGAGAAGCTGAATGAATCGAGGAACCCTTCGGCCTCTTCAAATCCCAGTTTTCCTAGAATCCAGGACACCGCACTCTTTAGTAGGTCCAGCGGTGCACCGACAATGCTCGTGACTAAACCTTTCACACCTTCACCCAAAGCAGATCCAATATCGCCGGTCTTTTTGAATTCGTCTACGGCAGCACTAATTCCGTCAAACAAACCCATGACGACGGTGATCGGTACTGCGATCTTCCCGAGTATTGAAGTGAACTTTCCGAAGAAGCTTCCGATCTTAGATAGGATACTTCCTTCGCCGGAGAAGAACTTCATGATGCTGCCGAGCAGATCAGATTCCTTAAAGATGCCTGAGATCTTCGACCCGATATTACTGAAGAAACTTCCGATCCGAGAGAAGATGCTACTCTCGCCAGTGAAGATCTTCGTGATGCTTTTAATCAGATCAGACTCCTTGAAAAAGGCTGAGATCTTGGAGCCTAGGTCAACAAAGAATGTTTTAGCAGAGGTGAAGATATTTGAGATCTTAGTTCCTAGGTCGACGAAGAAAGTTTTGATCGACGTAAAGATCTTAGATTCACTGAAAAAATTAGAGATCTTAGTTCCTAGGTCGACGAAGAAAGTTTTGATCGACGTAAAGATCTTAGATTCGCTAAAGAACTTCGATATCTTTGCACCGATGTCACTGAAGAACGTCTTGATCGAATTAAAGATCTTAGATTCTTTTAAGAAGGCAGAGACCTTGGAGCCTAGATCAACGAAGAAAGTTTTGATCGATGTAAAGATAGATTTTACTAGTGCGAAAGCCTTCGGAAGGTTTTTGCCGAGAAACGTCTTGACGGCTGTAAAGGCATTTGACAATGATCTGACGACACCGGCTATGAATTTAGCCGCCAATTCAGCAAGTAGAGCCAGACCTCCGAGCAATCCAAGTCCGCTGGTTTTCTTCTCCGGTGACGGTCCTCCGCCTAATTTAGCTGCTCCGTCTCGCGGCGTCTCGCGGCGAGCTTCCTCTGCCGCCAGTCGTTCAGTTCCGGATTGTTCTAATCCTTCGACGACGGCGTTTGTCAATTGTTGTACGGCATCAGTTACAGAAGCCATGCGCGAATTGCTATTCTTCGCCTCTGACAAGATGAACTCGAGTACGCGCACCTGTTCTAGTCCGAGTGACACCAGCTCCTCAGAATAATTCGGCGAAGCACTTGTCGTAGAGTTCGCAGAATTAGATGATGCAGTATTCGTCGACTGCGTTTCCGGTGCCATTGCGGCTACAGCCGGTCCACCAGTTTCAGATGGACTCGTGGCATCGGAGATTTTCGACAGGGATTCTTCGCTAGACTTCAGTACATCGAGTGTCTGGAGATTGACCGACTCGATCTTCGCCAGAGCCTCATTTTGCAGCATCAATTCCAGGAGAAGATCCTGGAAAATCATCGGTGGAGGATTGTTTGGCGACGATTGATTTTGCATTTGATTTAAGAGGTGATCCCGGAAGAACGAGCTCTGCGTTTAGCTCGCTCGTTTTCTTCCTTGATGTGCTCGACTAGAAGTGAGATGTAGATCTCCCTCTCCCACGGGATCATGTGATCTAGCTCGGTCAAGCTGTACTGATGGTGCTGCATGAGAGCAAAGTTCGTCTGGTAGTGGTTGACCAAGCTGTCGTGAGAGAGGCCTACGAAAAAAAACTTTGCAGGCCGCGGATAACGTGAGAATTAGCCTGAGAGCAATGAGAACACGTGAACTCAATCTTGTGCTCCAGCTTTGGAGTAGCCTCGATGAATCCTTGGATCTTTGCGAATTGCGCCTGATTCAGAGATTCCACGAACGTCGTCAGTTCCTGTTTCGTCTGTTCGGAGGCGCGATAGACACCCTTATCGTCGAAGATAGAGTCAATGCATCCGATGATAATGCTCATCACGGTGTCCTGCGGACTTACATTCCCGGATGCAATGTCTCCGATCAGATCCACCCGTGGCCAGTTCATGACGACGCCGATCTTGTCGGTGAGCATGATCTTCGGAGATGGTAGGTTGTTCGTATCCACTGTGATCGACTCGAGGTTGATCTCTTGCGGATTCGGCTTATCGCACTTCTCGCACTTGATCATGATCTTCGACGTCTCGCCGACGGACTTCGATCTCAACTTCAGGAAAAGATACTCGATATCGAACACCGAGAGTGTCGATGGATCGACCTGATTGAAGGTGCACGAGGCGATCACATCCTTGATCGCCTGCATGATCTGTTTCTGATCGGTGGATTCCTTGGCCACCATGAGGATTTTCTCCTCTTTTACGAGGTACGGACGATATTGAACTCGTACCCCAGTCGAAGGAATACGAGTCTCATACTTTGGAGTTTCAATGATTGGTAATGGCATAGGTGTTCAATTCAATTAAAAGATCTTCTTGATACCTCCGATGGCTGTCTTCACAGACGATAGAGCAGACTGAACTGCACCTTCGACCTTGAAGTTCTGGAAGGTCATCGTGACTGAGAACTTCTGAATCGAGCTCTCGGCGCTGTTGTCTAGATTGATGGAGCTGAAACTGATCGGATACGCGTTCTCCAGAACGATCCCGTAGACCGGCAGATTCTGCCGATTCAATTGCTGGATCACCACGTCGGTCGTGTACTCGTTGGTATACTTGACGGTGTAGTTACGACTGTTCAGGACGAGTTCGGACCACTTATCGAACATCTTCTTGACATAGTAGTCGTGGGTCAGAAGGAATGTGAAGGTCACGTCCTCATTGAAGAATCCGTACGGGATCTTCTGAGAATGGTCGTGTGCCTGATAGTCCATCGTCATGATCTGACGACCGGGAAGGCTGCAGGACTCGCATAGGATACCGATGTCACGCGGGTCATTGATCAGCGATCCGGCCTTGAAGTTTCCGGAGATCAGCGATACCGCGATGTTCTGCAGGTCAATGTTCAGCAGACTCGCTGCTGGCGGTTGCATGTAAACAGCAAACCGGTTCTGCATGGCGTTACCGCCGTGCTTGACCAGAGTGGCCTTCATGTCGTTAATACTCTTGCCGAGAATGGATGCCATCTGAGATTATGGTTTACGATAGATTTCCCTAGAATCTTTCCATACTCTGGTCTTTCGAGCACCAGAAAAGTGCTCGGTTGGCAAGAATATTGCCGTGTCCCAGTCCTTGAAGTTTACCTGGGCAATACGACTCTTGATCTGAGATCCGAGGTATTGCTTGAGGCAAGGCTTAAAGTAACGAAACCTTTGGGCAGACTGAAGTAATGAGTACCGGATGCGCAGTCTCTTGCTCGCAGTACCCTTGTCGTCATCGGCGTTTGGCATCGTATCGATAAGCCTGTCAAGAAAGAGTGCTCTCACCTTCGGTTCGAGATAGTGGAGATTCAGTCCCATGAACCCATCCGGAGTCGGCTTCAACATGATCACCAACGGAAACCGATCGTAGTACGGGAGCGTGTCCTTGTGCAGAGCATCGTACACGAACATGTACATGTTGCCCCACATCGGGGTAGGTCTGACCTTTAGCTCAGAATCGTTCAGCAGGTTACGGCGATTGATCTTCCCGGTCAGTTCTCTGACTCTCTCGATGAACCATTGCGTGGCTTCACGAGATCTTGATTTCAGATTCGTAGCCGCGGCCTCGGTCCTAAGTTTAGAGAGCAGTGATCCCATTTCCTACTATTTATAGCAAAATGATCAAAGTATCTTGATGCCAAGCGACCGGAGCATGTCCTCATCCCAGACCTCGAATATCCATCCACGATCCTCGGCATAAGCTTTTGCCGCCTCCCACTTGCTGATATTCTTGGCGTACGTCATGACCTCGGTGATGAAACGACGCGTCTTACGGCCTGGATTACGCGGTGGCACCGTCTCCTTCTTCGGCTTGATCTCGATGAGCATGATCCGACCATCCTGAAACTCGAACTTGACGTCCACGAAGTACCGATGAATCTGACCATCAGTCTTGCATCTGTATGGCACAACCACTTCCTCGGACGACCAAGACTTGACGAAGGATTGTTCGTCTAGCCAGCGGAAGAACTGCCGCTCCCAGAGTGACCGGTACACGATGTTCATCACATCACCGCGGTATTTGCTAGGATTTTTTGGTGAGAACTTACCGCGGTAGGAAGCCATATAAATACGAAGAACCACTATTTATGAATCCAGCCGAGATAGCCAAAAATGTATCAGCGTCGGTGCGAAATCGGATAGATGCCGTCTCTTCCAACGACGGGGCGAGACTGATTTTTCCGGCATCTCTTCAGCAGAAACCGGTTCCATTTATTTCTTTCCAGGCCACAAGCGGTAATAAAGCCGCAGCAAAACCTATATTTCTCCCGATGCCTCCAGGTTTGACATTCGGAGATAATATGTCTTATTCGACTCTTGACCTCGGAATCATCGGCACGATCGCTAGCGAAACTATAAAAAAGGTAGAAAACTCTAGTGATACGTCGATGGCCGGAATTGTCGGATCCGCTGTCGGAGGTCTTGCTGGCAGTATCGTCAATAAAGCCAGAAAGTTCAATGCCGCCGCGGCGGCCTCCATTATCGCCAAGAATATTCCGTCTTCAGGGAATCTATCAGACGTCATCGATTTCACATCGAAGCAGGTTATAGCACCGAACACGAATAGTTCATTTCAAAATTCTGGAGTGAGGCAGTTTAGTTTTACGTTCAAGCTCGTGAGTAAGACTAAGAAGGAAGCAGATGTGATCGACGGTATCGTAAACAACTTTAGGCTCGGAATGTATCCAAAGGGAAACGACGTCGTTCTGGCATATCCTTACACCTGGAATATTGAGTTCTACAATGCAGACGGTTCACAGAACAAATTTATTCCTAAGATCTATTCGTGTTATCTAACGTCACTCACCAGCACATACAATGGATCTACCAACCTGTTCCATGAGGATGGAAGCCCGATTGAAACCGACGTTGGTGTTTCGTTCCAAGAGACGAGGGCTCTAACCCGCGAAGATATCGAAGAATTGAAAGCATAAATCGATATAGTACGACACCACTATGCCGTTTTTCCAGCAATTTCCAAAGGTAGATTTCGACTTTCTCGGTGATGGCACGATCACCAGAATCACCGACATATTTCGTTTCGTCAAAGCTGACGAGATGTACTTCGACGACATGTCGACGTATCAGTATTATTCCGTACCGAGTGGCGAACGCCCGGATGTTGTTTCGGAGATCTTGTACGGAACCCCGGCGTACTATTGGACGTTCTTCATCATCAATGAACACCTGAAGACTGGTCTCTCTGGATGGCCGATGGGCCCGACCGAGTTCGAGGACTACATGAATCTAGAATACTCCGGTATCGTGATCGATACTGAACCGGTCGTAGTACGCGGTTCCGATGGTCAGATCACCGAGTATCGAAACTCACTGGCAGGAAAGTACAGCATCGGCGAGACGATCTCAGGATCAACCTCGATGGCTTCTGGTATCCTGAAAGAGAAGAATCTTGAGATGAGCCAGCTCATCATCCGAAATGTCACTGGAAATTTCCGACCGTCCGAGTTCCTCGTCGGATCTGCCTCAGGAAGTATTGTGACTTCCTCGCAAGTATACCAATGGAGAGATGCACCGCATCATTACGAGGATGCGAACGGGAATCCTGCATATTCCGGCAGGTTCATTAATGAATTTTACACTGCCGGAGGAGTTCGTCCAGAGGCATCTACGATCAACCTCAAGGCGGTATCGTACCTGCAATATGAAACTGAGCTCAACGATGATAGGGCAAACATTCGTGTCATCAGACCTGAACTCGTATATCAATTTGCCAAAAAGTTTAGAGAACTGATCAATGCCTAATTTACGAAATAGCGCAGAGCTAAACGGCGGAGCTCAGGACAATGAAGTACTCACTCCGATCGCATATGCGATCGAGGGCATCTTCTTGACCGATCACACTGGGCAGAACGAGTACGATATTCAGGCGCTAGTAACAGATTTTTCGATTACGGAGAGCATCTATCGCCCCGCTCTGACGCTCTCGATGAACGTGAAGGATCCAGTGAACTTCATGTCTCAGGCCAGAATATCTGGCCACGAAAAAATTCGTGTCGAACTACGAAGAAAGAAATATTCTGGAGAAGTCGGCGAAGGAAATGAAGAGAAAGTAGATCTTACGTTTTACGTCACGGAATATCCGGTATATGGAAAGGCAAACAATCTTGTTCAGGCGTATTCGATCCGTGCAGTAACAAAGCACGGATACATTTCAAAGCTCAAAAAGATCTCTCGGCATTTTAACGGAAACATCGCTGAAATTGTAGAGTCCATCGCGACTAACGAACTTGGAATAGATCCGAGGAATCTCGTGTTGTCCGACCAACCAACCGGACAGATCAATATTATCTTTCCTAATCTCGAACCAATCGATGCCATCTATTGGATACTACGGCGCGCATATGATGCGCACGGAGGTCCTTTCTATTTCTATCAGGCTCTCGATGGTAAGGTATATCTGCAGTCTCAGACTGATCTTGTTCAGAAGTCTTCGTACAAAGAATACCGTGAGGCCAAATTCTTCGATACCAACCCAGGAAGTGTAGCGTCATATGACGAGCTAGCATCCAGAATCATATCGCTCAGTTCAGAACTCAATCTAGCAAAAGCGTACCAGGCTAGCAAAGGTGCATACGCATCGAGATCGATTTACGTCGATATCTCACAGAAACGAATCAATATCGCCGATTTTGATTACTTAGATTCTGCATCGAGAATGCCGAGCGTTGAAGCATACCCGCTACTCAGTGATGAGTTCAAACCGGAGGAGAGCCAGTCCCTGAACAAATATACTTTCGCGAAGATTAACTACATTCCGACGAACGAGTACGCAATTTCTGGCGGTTACAACTATAATTCTTCCACATATGCGGGTGCGATCAATAAGGCCGCCTCGTGCGCCGAGACGCTAGATTCGATTCAACACGAAGTAACATTGGCCGGAGATTTCCAACTTAACTGCGGAAAGGTCATAAGTCTCAAACTTCCGCCAGCAATTGATCCGCGAATCGAGAAAAAGGGATATACTGTTACGGGCGAAACTCTGGAAGAGGATCCATTCCTGTCTGGCGGATATCTAGTGACAGCAGTCCAGCATAATTTTTCTGAAGATTACTTCGTCGACGTTAGAGTCAAACGTGAATCGCTCTACAATAACATGTTTGAATGAACTCTCCTGATCAATTCATCGGCGGTGCGTTTGCCTGGTTCACTGGAGTCGTAGAAGACATCTACGACCCAGAACAGATGGGTAGAGTGCGAGTTCGCTGCATCGGCTATCATACCGAAGACAAGAACCTGATTCCCACGTACGCACTACCGTGGGCAATAGTTATTCAGCCTGCTACTTCAGCGGCGATGTCTGGAATCGGCAGATCGCCTACAGGAATATTGCAAGGATCATGGGTAGTCGGATTTTTCCGTGACGGTCCGTCGGCACAGGATCCTCTCGTTATCGGTACCATCGCCTCGATGCCGTCTGCCGCTAATCCATCTCTCGGCTTTTCTGATCCTGAGGGTGAATATCCGAGAGAAAACAGACTAGGAAGTGTCGACATACCGCTGCAATCCACAGGAGAATATACGCAGGCTCCGTCCTATGTCAGACGCAAGGATCTACGCGTAGAGGAAGTGGAAACTGCAGTGCCTTCGAAGGTCAGTACTGTTGCCGTCGATGAGCCGGATGCATATTACTCACGGAAGACCTGGAGCAACACGGATGTTGATGATGTAGTATCGCCATCATACCCCAAGAATCATGCTACGGAAACAGAGTCCGGACATGTCTTCGAGGTCGATGATACCCCGAACTATGAACGGATATTTGAGATGCACAAGGCAGGGACGTATCGTGAGATCGATGCGACCGGCAATCTCACAACGACAATCGTCGGAGATCGGTATACCGTCGTTGCTAAGTCGGATAACATCTACATCCGTGGTACCTGCAATATCACTGTGGACGGTGACGTCAGACATCTCGTCAAGGGTAACTACCACCTTGAGGTCGAGGGGAATAAGACGGAGTACATCAAAGGATCTCGGCAATCGAAGATCGGGCAATCTGATCAGACTGAAATCGGAAAGGATCTTGCTGAGAACATTTCAGGCAATTGCATCACTCGGGTGGGACTTGATACGACTATTGTGCGAGACGGTAACAAACTCGAGAACATTGGCAAGGATTCGAGTCTGACCGTGGTAGGTAACGACAGCCATATCGTTCTAACCGACCGCAAGGAATACACAGGTGGCAATATCGAGGTCACTTCGACCGGGACACTCTCGCTTACTTCCGGAGGAAACCTGACGATGGAAACAACAGCGAACGTTATTTTCACCACGGACAATAACTTTACGACGACGATCGGCGGAAACAGAGTTGATTCGATTACCGGCAACTTGACTCGGACAGTATCCGGAAATGCTTCTCAGAGTGTATCTGGCAATCTATCTCAGCTCACGACTGGAACGATGCTCATTCGAAGCACCGGCATCGGAACGGTCCAGAGCCTGGCGCGCCTCAACGTCAGCGGCGCCCCTCTCAGTCTCGGATAATCCACTACGCCCATGTCCCTTCTCTGCGGAAAGAATCCAGCACTCGAGGCTCTCAAGTCCGTCCAGGACAGCATCAAGACGGCTCTCGCCAGCAAGAAAGCCGGGCTCGCGACGCTCACATCGAAATTGGCAGAAGCCAAGAGCAAGGCCGAATCACTCGTGGCTTCGTTGCCGAATCTATCATCATTCCAGGCAGAACTCGCCGCACTTGCTGGTGCCACTCCAGAACAGGTCGCGCAGTTCAAGGCGAAATGGGATGGCAAGGTTGCCGAGATCGACTCTCTCATCTCAAAAGCAACAGGAGCGATCTCTGGTCTGGCAAACCTAGATTTCTGCAAAGACGTTCCAAACGTCAAGATGGATGCTGCGACGGGTGAGACCGTCGAGGAAGCCAAAGAGGCTCCGACCCCGAATGTCGCTCCAGCAAAGGCCGAACCTGTCGTAGAGACAGTTGTCGCGAAATCAGAAACCGTGTCTTCAGGCGAGTCTGGGGCTATACCGGATGATATAGAGTCGAAGTACGAAACTCTTGTAGTAACTCCGTTCCAAGATCAGGTCCGTTCTAATCTCTGGAAAGATGCACACGAAAAGCTACAGACCGAATTGGCTCTAAAAAAATCTCCAGGATATTATAAGGCAGTGCTCAAGCGAAACACTTGGACTACCGATGCGGAGTTGCTGGCTAAAGCTGATTCTCCGGAAGAGGCGGAACTGATGAGGTCGATCGAGTCCGCAAAACTAAAGCGAAGAGCTGCGGACGTGATAAAAACTGCAGTTGATGGGTATTTTAAGTACCGTGTCAAGATAATCTATCAGGAGAACATGTATTGGTCGGAAGTAAAGCAGTTCGGAAATACTAGATTAAAATTAGCAGATCCGGGTGACCCGATATGGCAGCACATGCAAGATATCCGGCCGTGGCTTGTCAAAACCGACGAAATTATCAATGCTAATGCCGAGGTGGTCAAACTTCATGCCAAGTACATGAGTAATACCTCGTAATTTGCTTATAAATAGCTAATTCGCATGCCGAGCATCGTCACAGGTTATGTTGGCCTCTCTGACAAGAACAACCCATTGTCGAAGTCTGCCGTCGTATCGAAGAGAAAGCCCTATGCCGACCTAGACATCACTCTGGATCTGAATCCGGACACCAAGGATATCGACCCGCTCCTAGACCTGGATGCTGTGAAAGCATCTGTCAGGAATATCGTACTGACCTCATTCGGAGAAAGACCATTCAACCCAGGATTTGGGACGAGTCTGAATAGCGCGTTATTCGAACCCGCAGATATCTTTACAAAGATAACGATTACAAATTCCATCAAGGCCGCACTCGCAAAGTACGATAATCGGGTGGCAAATGTCACGATCCAGGTTCTGGATGATTCTGACAATAATCGGTATGTCATCACAGTTGGATTCAAGGTTATCGCATTTGACGAAGTGACAGACATCACTGTATACCTTCAGCGTGTAAGATAAACAACGAGAGACGAACATGGCACAATTCAACGTCACCGAACTGGACTTTCAGAAGATCAAGGATTCGATCAAGGATCACTTCAAGTCTCAGGCGAAGTACAACGACTGGAACTTCGAAGGTTCAGGACTCTCGACACTTTTGGATGTACTTGCTTACAATACGCATTACAATGCTCTTGTAGCCCACTTCAGTCTGAACGAGTCGTTCCTGGATTCAGCACAGATCAGAGGCAACGTCATCTCTCATGCAAAGCTGCTAGGCTACATTCCGAGATCCGTACGCTCCTCTTCAGCGAAGATCAACATCGTGGTGACTGGGAATTCCGGAAGCCCATCAATCCTGACGCTAGAACGCGGTACTCGATTCCGTACAACGATCGGAAATGCTACGTACAATTTTATCGTTCTCGATTCTGTTGATGCATCGAAGAACGTTGCGGCCGGCAACACCTACACCTTTAGCAACGTTGTTGTACGTCAGGGTGTCCTGAAGCGGATGCTGTACCTGGTCGACAATACGATTCAGAATCAGAAGTTTGTGATTCCTGAGGATACGGTCGACACTGACACCCTGAGAGTTCGCACGAAGGCAAACCAAGATTCTGACGAGTACGAAGTCTATACCCGGTTCACGACTCTGGCAGGAATCGATTCCAATTCTCTGGTATTCTTCCCGCAGGAGAATGCATCCGGAAAGTACGAGATTTATTTCGGTGACGGAATCCTCGGCAAAAAACCGACCACGAATAACATCGTTGAAGTCGAATACCTTTATTCGGACGGTGAACTCGCGAACAGCGCAAGACTATTCACGCCTGTCGATACGATCGGAGGATTCGCAACGTCGGCGATTTCGGTGACGACGGTGTCCATCTCAGCTGGCGGAGCAGTTCGTGAAAGCATTGAGTCCGTCCGTTACAATGCTCCGCTGAGTTATCTCTCTCAGAATCGAGCAGTCACCGCTGATGACTATAAGGCGATCATCCAGAAAGAATTCGGTGGAATCGATTCTATCTCGGTCTGGGGCGGGGAGAACAACACTGAACCTGACTTCGGAAAGGTTTATATCGCCGTCAAGCCAGCAGCGGCCGCGGCGCTCACCGCCGGCGAGAAAGAAGCGGTGATATCGACTCTGAAGTCGAAGAATATCGTCTCGATCACTCCGATCATCCTGGACCCGGAGTACACATACATCAAGCTCGATACATTCTTCAAGTACAATCCGAATCTGACCGATCGTACCAAAGCGGAGCTAGAATCCCTCATTCGTGGTAAGATCGTCACATACGCCGAGACATATCTACAACGATTCGACGGCGTATTCCGGTACTCGAAGCTGCTGGCAGAGATCGATTCCGCTGATCCGGCGATTCTGAACTCTGTTGCGCGCGTCACGATGTACAAGGATGTGACACCGAAGGTCGGGCAAACGAACTACTGGGATGTCACGTATTCGTCTCCGATCTACGCAACATCTTCGAACGAGAGCGTCATCAGTTCCTCAATTTTTAAGATCGGAGGCGTAGACCACATCCTCGGAGATGTGCCGAAAACCAATTCGACTGATCGAACTGTCTATCTCTATCGGGTCATTGGTGGAGTAAAGACACGACTGAATGCCGTCGGAACGGTATATGCTTCAGCCGGCCGCGTCGTAGCAAACGGAGTTCAGCCTGATACGACGACAGCAGTCACGATCTACGCACTGCCGAACTCGTTCGATCTCGCACCGAAGAGAAACCAGCTCCTTGACATCAGTTCGGTACAGTCGACTGTTACCGGAGAGATCGATACGATTGCCTTGGCCGGATCATCCGGAGCGATCACGTACACGACCACACCACGTCACGCTGACTAAAGCATCGTAGAGGCCTCTCATTATGCCACATTCGATCGAGCTATTGGCGAGTACCCGGAAGAAGACGAAGGAGTCTATCAGAGTCGATTCTCTGTTTCCGTCCGAACTCAGAGAAACCGCAGTAAAACTGATCGATCTGCTCGAAGACTACTACACACACGTCAACGAGGATGGCCAGGCGAGTTACGAGATCAATCGAGTTTCCGTCTCTCGTGATATCGATGAGACGAAAGCCGCGTACATCGACCTGATTCAGAAAGAAATTGCTGCTGCAATTCCGAGGACTCTGGTCGCTGATCGTGTCACTCTGTACAAGAACCTGGTCAGGTACTACGACATTCGCGGTTCTGACGAGTCGATTGAGCTCTTCTTCAAGATTCTCTTTCAGGATAATGCCGAGGTGTATTTCCCGAGAAAGGACATGCTCATCGCCTCTGATGGTGTATGGCTAGGCAATGCACAGGTTCCTCGGTATGCCGTTGCCCCGACTCTTATGGTGTACGGGAATGGTTCTGGTGCCAGAGCTACTCTGACGGTGACTGGAGGGGTCGTGACTGCCGTGACGGTCACGAATCCAGGATCTGGATATACCGCTACCGCAACGGCCGAGGTATTTCCGACGTCTGCGGGGTCCGGAGCAAAGATCAGGCCGAATATCACTCGCTCCGGCGTGAATGCTGGAAAGATTGAATCGTACGAGATCCTCAATGGCGGAACCGGATATACCCAGCCAGGAACGTTCCTCGGATACCAGAACGGGTACTACAACGAGAAGCGCGGATTCCTTTCCGATATCATCAAGCTCCAGGACTCTTACTTCTATCAGAAGTTCTCGTACGTGATCAAGACCGGCAATAACGTCGAGACCTGGAAGGATGTTTTCTCGAAACTCGTGCATCCGGCAGGCATGATCTTCTTCGGAGAGATCCTGATCCTGATCGAACTTCTGGATTCGAAGGCAGCCATGCCGCGCGATCAGCTAGGGTATATCGGTCCTGAGGATCTTGCCGTCATCATCGTCCTTCAGGCTCTCAACAATCTCAGAGCATCCTTGGCCGAAACAACGTACCAGATGCTGCTGAACGTTCCGACAGGAACTGATACGAGCTTCCAGCTTAAGTTCTTTGACGACAACCCGGCGGCGACTGTTTACGGCGCCTATAATTTTTCCGAAATGGAGTCATCGGAATACGCCTGGGATGATCATTCCATTGCAGATGTTATAAATACTCCAACTACCTGGCACGATACACTCCTGGGTGTAAACTATACCTAATCAACCAAGTCAAATGGCAGCCATCATCACTTCTCCGTTCAGGCTCGAGAATGCATCCAACTTCAAGGATGCAGTCCTCGGGGAAAGCGTTTATCTCGGTATCGGAAAGTCTGATCGCTGGGCTGCCACTCTCGGAGGAGCCGAGGTGTCTGCGCCGACTCCGGTTGATACTCTGGTAGAGCGAAACGATTTTTGGCAGAATGCGATCGCATTCAAGAAGGTCGATTCATCGTACAGCACACACCTCATTCCACGCGTCAACTGGACGTCAGGCACGGCGTACGTTCCATGGGATGATGCCTCAGATACCATCTACGGTCAGTCCTTCTATATCATCACCGATGAGTTTAAGGTCTACAAGCTGATCTATAAGACGACGACCGGCAATTCTACGATTAAGCCTACCCACACGACTGGATCGGTCAACCCGGTGAACGGAGGTGACGGTTACTGGTGGAAGTATATGTACACTGTCACGGCAACTGAAGCTACGAGTTTCCTGACGAACAACTACATGCCGGTCAAGACCGTGGTCATTCCGACCGGCGGCGTGATCGGAGACCTCAGCGCC